GCTCGGGTGAGTTTTTAACTAGCCTTGCGGCTAGTTAACCCCTACGGTCGTTAACCGTAGCACACTATCGGGATAGTTCCGTGAGGAACATCAATCCCGAATCATGCCAAGTCCATCTTCTTGCGTGTTTAACACGGAAGAAGATTGAAGCAACGGAGGGTTCAAATGAGTTAGACTCAATTAAACTAGATTCCGACCTTTTACTCAATGCGAACATTGTGTTCAGGTAGGACCCAACCTCCGGTAAGGAATCATGCTTTGTTATCCCAACCAACCTCTTACAAGGGTGGTGAGGTGAAACAAGCTGACCTCTACCGGAGGACAACACGTCGCCCCCCCAAAACATTCGAGGGACCAACTCAGAGAGAAGGTCCCAGAGAAGCCACCCATCTTCCGATAGGAAGAGGGCCTCGCCACGAGAACACCATAAACGCACTGCGTTTAATAGGTGTATCAAGTCGACGAGAGTCTTAATTGGCTTCCGAATGAAAAAGGGTGTGATATCCTCTCCCAAGTGGTAATGGCCCCCGCAGCTTTCGCGAAAGGGACCACTCCAAAAGGACTTCTCCGGGTTAAGAGAGAAGCCAAAATAGTCAAGCACCTGGGTAAGGTGCTCGGCCATCTGGACAGGAACGATAATATCGTCCCCGTACACGGAGATTTTACCACGAGTTCTCGTAAAATAGGCCGTAGCTTTCGCTAAGGCATAGAAGAGAAGTGACTCCAACTCAAAAGTGAAGCCATTTCCCATAGACGAGAACATCTCGCACTTGTGTTCTTCGCCGTCAATATCCACAATTGGTGAACGAACCTCATCAAGGATCGTGAACCAACATGGCGGCATTAAGAGGGAAACCAGCTCATACGATATTGAATCGCTAGCGCTGGATAAATCGAGTGTAGCCAAGGAACCATTTAAGGATCCAAGGCGCGCAAGATTCATGTTACGTGATTGATCGTTAAGGTCAATACCAAAACGACGTAACTTGGTTCGGATCAAAGACCCGAGACCCCTCTGAAGAAACATATTGATGTCTGGCTCTTTACAAGCCACACGATCAATCTGCGAGTTTTTTAGGACCGTGAATATCTTCGATCCGTTCACAATCCGCAAGGGCTGTGAACTGAGGGATGTCCATAGTGGGCACTCCTCTAAGACAAGATCTAGATATTTACTGGCAGACTCAGTTATGTCTGCTGTCCCGACAAACTTTCGGGCAGGATGCCCGTCAGTTCTCTTCCGACTAGTTGTCGCTCCACCACTGAAGCCGCCAATTAAAGCGTCAACAGGAACGGTGTCGCCAACGATTCGTGAGATAAACTCACGAGTCCAGTCAACAAATCGATCCCATCGGACTCCAGGTAATATCAAGTAACCTGGGTCTGTTATGATGAGCCGATCATTCGTAGCAGAGTTATTACGCTCAGTTGCGAGCCATTTGTTAATGGCACGGGTTCGCCGCGTTATTGCGGGATCCGTTTCTTCTGATACAAACTTTTCGAAGATACAACTACGAAGGTAGTCATTCTTCGGACTGGTTGGGAGCTCGGATAACCAAGCTTCCACTATCGGTAGGACGTCGGTCTTCAGTCGTCGATTCGCGTCCTTCGGGACGCGTCCACGAATCGGTCGTTTTGTTGTCCTGTCGGACATACAAGTCTCCTCTAGTTATAGAGCGAGAACCCTCCAGATTTATGATATGGAGGGCGCCGGCGAAGGTGATGATTGTAACAAAGGCAAAAAAGCCGATGATACAGGCGAGAGCAGTGGCAGGCCCGAAACTCGGGCCTTTACCAGACGCTCTCATTCTTCACCAACGTGTCGTTGACGAGGGTTTTCGACGCATCAAGCGACGAATAGATCATGCCGACCAGGTCCTTACGTTCCTGCTCGGTCGAATCACCCGCAAAGTCGAAAGTTACCGTCGCCCGATTAGCTCGGGAGACGACGTAACTCGAGACTCCGTCTTCGACTTTGTTTTGAACAACCGGCAACACGAGCCGAAGGTCGACTTTACGCCGACCACCCGCAGTATTGCGGGGCTCAATCGTGAACAGGAGATCGGCAACAGCCGAAACACCTGCTTTGACGACCCGACCGCCGTCCGTGCCTTCATGCCCGCGAGGGACGAAGGTGTGGGCGACAGGAGTCGGGGTGGCGCGATCTGTGAGGATCACGTTCTGGAGACTAGGCATAATAGCCCTCCTATAAAGTGGCGGAATTGCCACGATTAGTTAAGTCCACGTGGACCTAACTTTGTTATGAGAGCAAGAACCGTAGCAATACGGGAACTCCCAGTGAAAGGGGATCTCATGTACGTTACAGGCCTCGGAAACGAGGTTAGTTTCGTACGATTAAAGCCGAATGTTTCGATGAGCATTTGCGGAGAGGCAGAGCCTTCCACAGTGTACCCAGGCGCAACAACGGCTTTCACACTACGCTCATAACGAGCGGTAGTGTGTCCCCCAACGAAAGACAGACCGGCTGTAGCACTTAGACCGTGGGCGACGTCGCCGATAGGGTAAACCCAATCGACGACGAAACTGAACGGAATAAGGTCCCAGGCAAGACCGACGGGGTTGAGTAACCCCACACGGTTTATCGTCCTGAGATAATCTGCACTGTCAACACGACCAGTGAGGTTGCATCGACAGACCAGAGGGCTATACTCGGAAAAATGGTAAGGAGGGTGAGTAGATCCGGAACGAGTTCCGGTAAACCCACCGGTGAACGTATAACGGCCTTGGCCGCGTCCGTGCACCAGCAAAGCAGGTTCTAAACGTTCCTGCAGAAGCTCATAGAGACCGTAGACATCTTGTGCCAACGGCTTCCATCCATACCAATATTCCAGCCACCGATTAGCTGCGGAGTTCGGGATCTTCCCGGACTTAACCGCCTTCGAGAGGTCTTTAACATTTAACCTCTTGATAGCTTGAAACAAATTGCCCTTCTTAATGGCAATAGCGGCACGGATAATATCCGCGCCGGCGTTCAAGAACATGTCGGCTGTCTGAACAGCAGTAGCGAGGTTTTCTCCCATGCCAGCCTTAGCATCAGCTAAGTCATTCAGCGCTTTCGTCTTCGCCGCCCTAAGGGCGTTGTCGGCGTCAGCAGCTGTGGCAATGAAGTCACCTCTGAGACCTGCGAACATAGGATTGCGTTGAAACTGATCACCGGTGACATAACATGTCGCGGCGGCAGTCTCAGACAGGCTCGAGTCTTTGAAGACTCGAGTACCTGAATTGGCTTTGTACTGACCTTTTCCGGTCAGATCCACAGCCGTTGCTCTCCTTGAGTACGTAGATGGCGGTATCCATGGTGTCGAAGAACCCGCAAGGGGACGTCGACGATTTACACTGTAACCTTGCCTGTCGTGAGTTAACGGGGAATAATCCCCGTTAAGAGTCACAAAAAGAGACCCATTCGCATTATACAATTTGATTGGGTTCACCAGGTCTGGCATATGTGACAAACCAAAAGCGGTCGTAAAGAACGCAACTGCCATAAATAACTCCGATCATTAGCTAAGAAAATCGCTAATGACCCTCGTCCGCAACCATGACAGAAATGTCAGGTGGTTAGCGCGCTGTTTGCACTAGCGAACAGACCCGACCCCCGCGAGGGGGTC